AACATTTCTCTTTACTACCTTGCCTTGCACATTCTTCACTTGTTCAATTAAGACCACTGTCCAACCGAGTTGAGTGAGCTTGGCTGCCCATTTATGCACAGAATAATCTGGAATTCCTGCAACGAGACCATCTAAGCCATCAGGGCCATCTCCCTTCTTCACGGAGACTTTAAGACCGAGGAGATCAATGAGTTCAGAAAAAGATGTCTTACCTCTTCCTGTTTCGGGGTCCATAACGTCATACATCTCATAGAAGATTCCTACCATGAGAAATATGGCTACCTTTGGGCCGAATTTCTTTGTTTGTTCCTTGTAATTTTCCAGATACTCCTGATACATGTTGGGCATTGTACTTATATGTATGAGGCTGGCTTTAGCCCTGTAGTTTATAAAATTGATAGATTAAATATGCTCACTCAAGGCATACCATGGGTGACCTTATTAAGAGTATCATGACTTACGTTGTTTGCAAGGAGTCATTTGGAAGAATGTATGATTTCAAGTGTAAGGGTATTGATGGTTTCCCAGATGATTATGATGTATTTTACAATTGGAATAAGAGCTGCCTAGAAGAGATGAGTTATGAGGATCAGATTTGGGTATGGGGTCTTTGTAAGAGACTTGGGAGTTCGAATATAGGAATGATGGATATGGAGGACTGTGGAATCTGGACGGCAGACCAGTTCTTCTTTGACAAGAATAAGAAGCTGTGCGTGGTTCATCCTAGATAAATAAGTCCAAAATTTGACTTTATTCATACCACAATATAGCGCATGGCTACCCAGGTTCCTAATTGCGCATGCAGCGAACCTGCGACACTACAGTGTGAAACGTGTAAGGTTTGGATTTGTGATGACATATCATGTGGGCAACAGACAGTTGATGGATATCTCTGTGGTTCTTATACTCAGGGAGGTTGTTCTAGAAAATATACTACCTGCGATATCTGTCAAGATGATGACGCCATCCATGAGGGAGAACTAGGATTCTGTGAAGACTGTGGAAATGCAATATGCGAGGAGTGTGCAGATCTTTCGACGCAGTGTGAGAAATGCGATGTTCTAGTATGCGACGAATGCATCGAATCGCATGATTGTGAATCTATAGATGCTACAGAGCCTGATCTTTCAACAACATAAAATCAGAATACATTGATCTCAACATTTTTTCAGGTGCCTTGGATTTCTGTTGAATTACACCCTTTCCTACTAGGTAATCTCTGATTGACGACATTGGTTTCTTTTCAGTCTCATCCTTGAGTCTCTTTGCACGAGTAAATCGATGAACAAGATTGCCACCAGATAAATGAATTCGCCTAGCCTTTCTTGTTGTATCTGTTCCAGTTGAGACTGGAAGAACTGTATGAGCAGTCTTTGGCTGTAATTTAACCCTGGGCTGCTTTAAAGGTTTTAGAATCACATTAGAGTGTGCTTGCACCGGTTGCGGTTGTGCCTGAGGTTTAATAGACACTTGTTGCCCCTGTGTAACCTGAGGGGTGACAGGGACAGATTTTACTAATGATATTTTTTTTACCTGTTCAATAAATTGGGTATCATTTTCTGTAGTATCAGGCTCAGCTTCTGGTTCCTTTACTCTTTTTCTTCTAGATCCCTTTTGCCGGAACCGCGTGGCATCTTCTGCCGCAGTTCCCGTAATGGTAAGACTTTTTAGATTAGTTTCCATCTTACCTTCAATTTAGACATAAAGGGCACTTAATAAAACGAGCCAAAAGCCTAAGGCCAAAAGCTAAAGCTAAAGGCCTAAGGCCCAACTGTAAAAATTGAGTATTTACCTAATAAAAATATAAAGTACACGATGTCCGTTCCAAATCATTCTAAAATCCTAGACTCCTTCTTCCAGCAGATGGATAAGAAACAGATTATTTCCCATCAGATTGAGTCCTTCAACCACTTTATTCTCCACGATGTCCCTGAGATTCTGCAAGCCACGAATCCCGTGGTAATCAAGGGCTCTCCTGAGATCCCTCTCTCTGGACCCAGATCTGTCCTAGCCGCCGCAACGGGTCTATCTACCTCGGCCGCAAATGCTCTAATGGGTCAGAAGACAGAGGATGCAGCCACCGTGGCCGCAGCAGCTGCCGCTGCACAAGCTGCCACTATTCAGCGTGCAGCCGTTCGCTACGAGTATGAGGTCCAAATCGAGTTCGAGAAGCCCCAGCTACGCAAGCCCACCATCTTTGAGAACAACGGTGCCGTTCTGCCCATGCTTCCCAATGACGCCAGGCTGCGTAATCTGACCTATGCATCTCCTCTCACCGTGGATATCAAGGTGACTACAATTCGCACGGACAATGTTGACGGTCGCACTGCCACTCATCAGCGTGTCTTCCCCAATGCCCATCTCGGCAAGATTCCTGTAATGGTTGGCAGCAGCCTCTGTCTCCTGAAGGAGCAGAAGCACGTGCATCCAATGGATCTCGGCGAGTGCCCTGAGGATGTCGGCGGTTACTTCATTGTAGGTGGTGGTGAGCGCACCATCATTTCGCAGGAGCGCATGTCAGAGAACCGCCCTGTTGTCTTCCGTAATAACCGTAATCCTGCCAAGGAGTGGGAGGTGATTGAGGTCAAGTCCATTGGCCCCATGAATGAGCAGGTGCCCAAGTCCAATTCAGTCCGCATCCAGTATCACCCCAAGAATCAGCAAATCATGTATCTGCGCGCAACGATTCCCCGCATGAAGACTGAGATTCCTCTCTTTATCCTGTTCCGTGCACTGGGTGTGCTGGAGGATGAGAAGATTGTCAAGATGATTCTTGGTAATGATCAGGACCAGGTCTTCGAGGGACTCATTGTGGAGTCTATCACTGAGGCTGCAGCCGTGCTGACCCAGGAGGATGCTCTCATGTGGATGAAGAGGCATCTTAATGTCTGGACAAGCAAGCCTGCACGCACGATCACGGTCGAGGATCTTCTGCGTGATGAGCTATATCCACACATCGGCGGCCTGGAGGAGTCCTATGAGAAGGCATGCTTTCTGGCCCACATGACTCGTAAGCTTCTGTGGGTGGCCTATAAGCGCATTAATAATGATGATCGTGATGCCTACCCGAATAAGCGTGTGGATTCCCCTGGCTTTCTTCTGGCAAATCTGTTCCGCACATTCTTCCAGGTTAAGATGCTCAAAGATATGAAGGCATCCATTGCCAAGGAGATTCACGGTGGCTCCTGGAGAGCCACTGGCTCTTTCCAGGAGATTATCAATATGAGTAATCTCTATAAGGTCATCAAGTCCACAATCGTGGAGGTCGGCCTGAAGTCAGCTCTCTCCACGGGTAACTTTGGCTCTGCCAAGGTCGGTGGGCCTCCTAAGATTGGTGTGTCTCAGGTGCTGGGTCGTCTCAACTACGTGTCTTCTCTGTCACATCTTAGACGTATTTCAACGCCAATTGAGAAGACTGCAGGTAAGCTCATTGCACCTCGTAAGCTCCACAATACCCAGTGGGGCTACATCTGCCCTAATGAGACGCCAGAGGGTCATTCAGTTGGTGTAGTGAAGAATCTGGCCAGCACGGCCTGTATTACGCAATTCTCCAATACGGGGGTTGTTCTGGATTTCATTCAGAAGATGGCCGAGTTCCAGCCTATTCGCCAGCTCCCTATCGAGGATTTGTTCAAGGGGTCCCGCATCTTTGTGAACGGCAAGTGGATTGGCATGTTTCCTCCTGAGTCTGCACTGGCCTGTGTGACCAGGCTGCGTGTGGCCAAGCGCTCTGGATTTATTCAGAGACAGATTGCCATTGTGTGGAAGCCGACTGTGAAGGAGCTGTGGCTGAGCACAGAGGCAGGTCGTCTTGTTCGTCCTCTCTACTTTGCCCCTTGCATCCTGGATATCGCAAGATCTCCTGAGCCCCTGCGCAAGGAGCTCATCGCATCTATTGAGGCCTGCAAGTGCTGGGAGGATATTCTTCGTTGGCAGAGCCCCGCCGGCCATCATCTCATGGAGTATATTGATGCCGGCGAGACCGAGCAGGCGATGATTGCCATGGAGCCGAGTGATCTGATTAAGCTGCCTGCAGCTGAGGCGGATTCCTATTCGCATTCAGAGATTCACCCCTGCGTGATTCTAGGGTCCATTGCCTCTACGATTCCCTTCCCTGACCACAATCAGTCTCCCAGAAATGCCTACCAGTGTGCGATGGGCAAGCAGGCCATGGGCGTCTTTGCCCAGAATTACCAGGAGCGCTTTGATGCTCTGGCCCACATGCTCATGTATCCCAATCTGCCTCTAGTTTCTCCCAGTATGGGTAAGCACTATGGTGCATACTCAATGCCTTCTGGTCGTAATATTATTGTGGCTATCATGGCCTATGGTGGCTACAATCAGGAGGATTCCATCATGATTAACAAGGGTGCACTGGATCGCGGGCTCTTCCAGTCCATCTTCTATCGCACCTACAAGGATGAGGAGAAGAAGAATCAAAGCTCTGGTGAGGAGGAGCGCTTTGGTCGCCCTGATCCTGAGATGACCAAGCAGCTTCGTAATGGCAATTACGGAAAGCTGGGTGCAGATGGCTTCATTCCTGAGAATACTTTCGTAAATTCAGATGATATTCTCGTTGGCAAGGTCGTTCCTCTGCGTGTTCCAACAGGCATGGTGCTGCCTGCAGGAGCTAAGAAGTTCCGTGATGTTTCCAGGACGCCGAGAAATAATGAGAGTGGATTCGTGGACAAGATATTCAAGAACAGGAATGGCGAGGGCTACTCCTTCGTGAAGATCCGAATGAGAGAGCTGAGGACTCCCGAGATTGGTGATAAGTTCTCAAGCCGCCATGGACAGAAGGGCACATGTGGGATGCTGCTAGAGCCTGAGGATATGCCTCAGACTGCATCGGGTATTATTCCTGACATCATTATTAACCCTCACTGCATTCCCTCGAGAATGACGATTGCCCAGCTGATGGAGACACTTCTAGGAAAGATTGGGTGTCACACGGGCTGCCTGGGTGATGGCACTCCCTTCAATAAGAAGATGACACTGGATGGCTTGGCTAAGGTGCTTCGTGATGACCTCGGACTGGAGCCCTACGGCAATGAGATCATGTATAATGGTCATACGGGGCGACAGATGGAGACCAATATCTTCATGGGTCCCTGTTTCTACCAGAGACTGAGGCACTGTGCGGCAGATAAGCTGCACTCACGCGCCTGTGGACCTCTGGTTATGCTCACGAGACAGCCGGCTGAGGGGCGTGCACGTGAGGGTGGCTTGCGCTTCGGAGAGATGGAGCGTGATTGCGTTGCAGCACATGGTATCATGGAATTCACGAAGGAGCGCTTCATGGAGTGCAGTGACGGATTCAAGTGTTATACGTGCAGAAAGTGTGGGCTTCTGGCAATTGCTAATCCCGAGGCGAATATCTGGATGTGCAAGGGATGCCAGAATACTACGGAGTTCGCATCGATCCAGATTCCCTATGCCTACAAACTTCTGGTTCAGGAGTTGGAGACGATGAATATCTGCTCGCGAATCTTCACTCAGGGGGCGATTGAGGATGTGGAGCAGCCGCTGAAAAAGATTGTGGAGTAGAATAGAAGGCAAATGAACGGATTACCCTTAGTTGCTGAGTTTCTTGGAACATTTTTATTAGTGATGTCTATCTTAGCAACTAGCAATGCTCTAGTTATTGGCGGAACTCTTGGCCTAGTGACCTTACTGTTAGCTGGTGTTTCTGGTGCCCACGTGAATCCTGCAGTCTCTGTAGCCATGCTGCTGAAGGGTGCAATGGGAACTATGGAATTTATGACATATGCGATAGCCCAGTGTGCAGGTGGTGCTGCGGCGTGGTATGCTTACCAGGTGCTAGCTTAAGCGCATATTACTATATACATGTAATGGCAACACCATTTGATGCATTATATGAAAAACTATTCAATACCCTACTTTACCTGCGTGATGCTCGTGAGCACTTTCGCACATATAGTGCTCAGGATATTAAGAAACTTATACAAGCCAAGATATCTGCTAAGACATTGAAAGAACCAAAGGCCCTAGGAGAGCTCTATATGTTGGAAACGCAGATTCGCGAATTACGTGAGGCAATGGAATTAGAAAAAGCAAGGAGTCAAGAGATGAGCAATAAAAATTTAATCTAATAGTAGAATGGAGCACAAGTATAATACAACAATTCAAGGGGTTATGGAATGGGCGAAGCACGAATTAGAGCACGTTGGTCGTATTGCTGGAGTAGAAGACCCCGACTTACAGTATTCCTATGCACAGAGTACTGTGAATGGAATGATGCATTTGCGTGATGCCTTATTTCAAATGGTGAAGGATCCTAGATATGCCGAGAGAAAGGTGGATCTTCTTAAGACTCATAATAATGTGGTGCGTGTATTAAAGCACCTAATCAAGGATTACAAGGTGAAGTTGAGTGAGATTAAGAGATTTAACACTCGTAAGGTTCTGAGTCCTCTTACATACTTGAAGGGTGGTAAGACACGGAAGAACCGTAAGTAAATTAATTTATCATTTCTTCTAATAGTTGATTTACTTTTTTTGTTATATTAAAGGAACAATTGCTACATCTTTGTAGTCTATTGCATTTTTCACACCTTGGTATTTCATTTTTAACTTTTTCTCGTATACCTTTTCCAAATTGTGCTTTCTTCTCTAGAAATAAACGCTCCTTTTCTCTTGCTGCATTTTGTGCAAGTAGTTTTTCAAGATCTTCTTGTTTCTTACGCTCTCTTTCTGCACGTTGTAGTCTCTGTATACGTAATTCTTCCTCTTGTTTTAACCTAGCTCTTCTTATTTTCTCTTTGTATTCCTCATTAGATAAAACTTCTTGCATTTTACGGAGATTATATTCTCGCATTTTACGCAAACTCTCTTCTTGCTTTTTATTTATATTTTCAGTCCATCTTCTATGTGTCTCTGCTAATTGATTTCTTTCATTAATCCTCTCTTGAATCTTGCTAACTATTAATTGCAGCTCGTTACAGTCAACCGCATTTTCAGATAGAAACTCTATAATCTTATTGATTTCAGTTAAACCTATAAGATTATCCCAATCAGAATTTGCCTTAGATTTAATAGATTCTAAGAAAGTTAGCCAGTTCTCATTAGAATATTTTATAAGATCACAAATTTGTTGATAATTGCCACGTGTTCCGCTAATAGTTCCTGTTAGAATAGATCTTGCTGATTTACAATTCTTTAATCGTAATTTTTTTACACAATCTGTTCCAATATTAATCATCCGCTTAGTTTTCATATTAAGATATCTATAAACATTTCCAATTTCTCTATTGCAAATACATCTTTCTAAAGTATTTACATGCTTGTCATATGATAGAGATACCCACTCTTCGTGCAAATTATCAAGAAGTTTTGTTTCAGATAGTTGAAGAATATTCTCCTCAAACTTGTGGTATGCTTTACTCATTAAGATAATTAGATAAGATTAATATTTAATTTTCAATTTTAATACTTAATAGGATATATCAATATAACCATTATCACCATATACATCTTCATACTTAGTTGCGGTAGTATCTTTCTTCCATTCGCGTATTTTCATTACACGCATTTCAAGTGCATCTATTTCATAATCATGAAAGTTATAAATTGACTGAAGGGGAGACTCTAAAATTTCTAGTATATCTATTTCTGGAAGAGATTTCCATATATACATTTTACCTCTTAATATATTAACTATATTAATAGAACTTGCTGAATACCATGTGACATTAGTTTTAATCTCATCATTCTCATTTACATAGTTGTATACAGAAGGCGTAATATCCATCAGTGCTGCATACATTCCAGCTTGTATTATCCATTCTTTTGAAGGATGAGATAGTTTACTGGCCTTTATCTCGTGTATAGAATTATTATTTTTATCAAATAAATCAAGAATGCCTGCTATGCCAAAGTCATGTATACTAATCTTATTAGTATTAAATCCTAATTCTTTTAATTTATTTTTATCTTGAATTCTGCCTTTTAATCCAAGTTTCATATTATAAATGCAGTTATTAGAGAGAGTTTTACAATAATTATATATATTCTCATGAACCAAAGGGATATCCTCATTGAAATAGTCAACATGCACTTTTATACCAGGTCTATAAGTAGATGTATTTATCTGGTCATATAACAATGTTATATTCCAGTGCTTAGCTGTTTTTATTTCATGATTTTTTTTCATAGATAAAAATGCCTTAACATCCCTCCTAAAATTATCAGTGTCAAATGTCTTATGTAGAATAGGAAATCCTTTTTGACACAGATCATTAAATTCAATTCTTATATTAGGATTTTTAGAGAAAAAATCGGCATGTTCTTGTTTACATCTTATAATACTTTCACTATTAATCATTTTATTAAATCCATAATCATAAACAATGCTCATTAGTTTATCATTTTTAGAAAATGATACTCTGTTTTCTGTAAAGGCCTGAAGGTAATGTGTCAATTCTGTCTTATTTAAGTTTCTAATAACTAATAATTCACACATCTGGCCCAATAACGGATAATGATCCTCTGTAAATGGTGTATCTATTTCACAAGAACCACCAAAAGTTACTTCCTCAAATGCCTTCCAGTCATGTTTAACAAAATCATTTGGCCTCTCTATATCCTTACTGATATCAGCTTTTACTTGTAATTGTGGTTTTTTTGATATCTTTAGCTCTTCACCCTGATACTGCTCATCATTCTCAGGCCATGGATTATTTACTTTATATATAAGATTAGCAGCCTCAATAGTTTCTTTATAAATATCTGGTGCATTAGGATCCATATCCCAGCTTGTATATACGAGGGGATTAATATCAAGGTGAATTCTATATAGATATCTGGAAGGTGCTTGAAATGTGAAACCAATGAATAAATACTTAGTGCTTCTAGTAGTTGCAACATTTGTAAGTGATTCTGCCTGAAGTTCTTCTGGAGTAAATACCTGGTGAATAACTGGAATAGATCTTTCTGTAAAGCCTAAGAAAAAAACAACCTTATGATCTCTACCCTTGTCAGCATGAATACTCATTAATACAGTCTTACCTTTAGCTATCTTCCAATCAATAGTACAACTATACCCGTCGGCATTTGTTTTAAAATGATGAACCGCTTCCCCTTTACCTAATTCTGTATATACTTCCTTTAGTTTATATTGAAGAGTTTCATAAAAACTACTCTCATTTGTTTTAGCCATTATTATAGCAATATCACCAGGGCTAATCGATGTATCCTTCTTCATTAGAGTTTTAATCATTGAACATATCATATCAGCATTCTTAAATACATGTGTATTTTTTGACATTGGTAGATGTGAAAAAAGTATAGGTCGATCTATTTCATTATGATTGTTATGTAACATAATAGGTAAGCTGTATTTCTTCTGTGCATCTTTCATTAAAAAATTATTAAAATCAATGTGTGCCTTAGGACAACGGAAACACTTAGTTAACATAAAATACTTTGGCTTTATAGAACCAAAAAGATTCATTGGATTTGGGTAACTGCGCTCTTCTATATTATTACCTCCAAATATACTCTGAAGAATATCACCTGCTATAATAATACGTATATTTTTATCCTTCTTAGCAAGTTCAAGAATTACAAGCATATCAGTTGGCTGAAGATCTTGAACTTCATCAAGAATAAGAAGTGATACATGTGAATTATTTTTCATAGAACATTTTACCTTTTCAGCTTCCCGTATTTCATTAAATACTTGACGTTTTTTAGCAGTAAAATCATCACCTGGAATACATCTATTATTCATCATATGATCTATCCATGCATCAAAATTAGAGACACCTATATAAGTACCATTTGTATCACCAATATAATTATTAGTTTTACGACCTTCTCTCCCAAGAATTCGTTTCATTTTAACATTGTATTGATCATTCAAGCGATCGTTAATTTCTTCTGTAACAGAACTAACCCGTGTTAAAAATAACACAGGTTGGTTATATTGTTTGACAAAATGCATTGCACATTTAATTAATGTATCAGTCTTTCTCGAACCAGCACATCCATTAATATGCTTATATTTAGCATCTGATAGAACAATTTCTTTTTGCTCTTCGCTTACGAAGTCCATATAGTATATATATGATAAATCTTTAGACTGCTCTTTTTGGATTGCTTTTTCTAAAAAATGAGATATCAAGGCATAGCCTGAAGAGAGTTCTAAAAAGCGTATGGCAGTCATAGAGGAGCTAAGGCTGAGGGTGGAAATTTGAGTGACATGTTAGGGTAAAGGTAAGTATACCCATGGATTTCACCCGTAATTTTGGTGCTCAGCCTGAGCCCGCGCAGCTCCAGGTTGTATATCAGGATACCACAGATACTTCTCTTCACTGGCGTCAGGATACTCGCGTGTATCATCCACTAACGGAGCAGCAGTTTGGGAACAGGTTCAGGGTGGGAGACAGAGTCAGAATGCGACTGACGTATCCTAATAGTAAGATGTATATTACCCCTACTATTGTAAATATTACCCCGTATTATACCGCTCAGGCAGTCCTTGGTTCGTATAATATCGGTAATGCATTCAAGGGTATTCCATTCACCCATGTGCTTGTTCTTGAGCCTTGATTCGGTTAGTGGAGGTAAATTAGCCTAAAGTAAGCTTGCTTATTTTTAGATAGAATGGATGGCTTCACTGGAGATGCAGTCATAAAGATAAAACGAAATATTGCTGGAAATAATAATAATGACCTCAAAAGATTTGGAATTAAAGGAGATCTAACATATGACCAATTTATAAGAAAAATGATGCAACAAGATTCTAAATGTTATATTTGTCTCCAGGAGTTTAAATTTGATGGTATTAACCATTGTTATTTTTTTCCTAGTCCAGATAGAATAAATAATGGTGATATACATACTGATAATAATATAGCAATATCATGCACATATTGCAATGTAAGAGAATTTAAGGAAGACTATCTTGGTAAAAATATTGATAAGAAATGTTGTTATAGAGAAGGACATCATTCAAAAGAACAAATTATTAGGCGTCGTGAATTTTATCTTAAAACCGGCTTTAATAAGAAAAGTAATGAAGTCTATTCTAGTAAGATTGTAGATTATACTAAGATAATCTCTAAATTAAATGAAGGTATTGAAGAGCAAGAAATACCAGAAGACTCTATTAAAGAAAATATAATACAATATATACTTGAAAATAAATCATTTTCTGAAACAGATATTGCAATTATGATGCAAATAATGTTCAAGCAAATATATAAGACTGATGCGAATGGCCTATGGTATAGATTTGATGGAGAAAAATGGGCATTAGTAGATTCATTTGATGTAAGAGAAGAGATTGGATTATCTTTATCAAGAATGATTAAAGACTGTATAGAACATATTAAATCTTCTCCTAAGATACAGATTATGAATATTGCAAATAACCAGAATGCACAAGGAAGATATGAAACGATTATTAATTATCTGATTGAAAAGAAAAACTTGCTTATGGATAAAAATAAAATAGATGAAGCATCAAAGGTAAGAGAAAGAATTAAAGCTATTGTGGAACACCCTGAAAGTATTGATACTAATAGAATTAATATAGAATCTTTTGATTTTGTTAATATTCTGAAAAAAATAGGTAGCAAAACATTCAAAGATACTGTAATGAAAGATATGGTTGGATTATTTTATGTTGATGCTGCATGATCTGCTTGTAATGCCCAATTAGTTACTGGTTCATAATATTGTTCCATAACTTCATCCAGTTTTTTATTTTCTATATCGTTCATTTCAAAAAAATGCCTATAAATCCAGAAGGTATCTAGATCTATACGCCTATCTATTATTATATTTTCAAGTAATTTATTTTTAATATACAGTCATATCTGTTCTGGTGTTTGAGTATTTATTAGTGCTAACTCATTTGTTCTAATAAATTTCTTTATAGTATTAATTAAATTAATTCTCCAGTCTAAATAATACTTAACTGTTTCTTCGCCATCATTGCAATTATCATCTTCTACATTATCCGTTTCCTGTTCATACTCATTGCACTTTTTTATATGATTAAGCATCTGGCTCCTGTATTTTATACTTGGACTGCTATATGAACAAAATGGACAGACTAATACAGCATATAAATGTATACTTTCTTCAGTCTGAGGCCTATATACTGGCATAATATATTAAATATATAAGATTACTTTAGATAAAGACTTAAATCCCCCTTTAGCCTTAGTAAGTATAAGATGTCTCAGCTTGATTCTGAAATTAAGGCAATTCGTGCGAGGCTTAATGCCCTTGAAGAGCAGAAACAAGTTGAGGAAAAACTTGCACTCGAGAAGAAAAATTTCCCGCTAAAAACTCTTGAGGATATAATCAATGAAAAACGAATCCAGGTAGAACATAATAGATATTCTAAAAGTCTTCCTCTAGCAAGATTCTATGATCTAGAAAAAATAGGTTACCTTGAACCTATCTTAGATGCACTCAAGAATATTCAGGAACGCCTTAATGCTCTTGAAAAGAAAGAATTACAGGGGACACTTTTATCTAATCTGGCAGAATAGGATTTTTGCAGGCTTTTCAATTGCATAAAATTGAATTGGACAACGCTTAAGTTGGTGAACACACCAAAATGCCAAAAGAAGTAATGATTAGTGGTCTGATTTTTAAGGGGTTGCCTGAAGAAGAACAAAAGTATTGGATAAAGAATACTCGGCCGCCTGGTAAAGATGAAGTTCTTAATGATGATCAGGTATTATTGTGTTTACAGATTTGCTTAGGAAAAAATATCTGCCTCCTAGGACCACCAGGTGTAGGTAAAACTCTTACCCTAAACCGTGCACAACACCTAATGAGCATACTGTTTCCTGAGAAGAAATTTGATCGCACAGCAACTACTGGTATGGCGAGTAGTCATCTAGATAATGGAAAAACAATATTTGATCTACTTAAGACCGGGCCTGATAGTTGTCTTTCTTATCTACCACAATTCAGAGATAAACTCATGTCTCCAAGGATTCGTAAAATCATTGAAGACATGGAAATTCTCCACATTGATGAGGCATCTATGTTATCAGAACAGGCATTTAATTACCTTGAGAGTGCAGCAAGAGAAATCCGTAAGAATAGGAAGTTTATGGGAGGAATTCAAGTAATACTCTCTGGTGATATCTTTCAATTGTCTGTAATTCCAGGTTCAGAGGGAGCGGGTATACTTCGGAAAAAGCGTATTGATTTGCTTAGTATCATAGAGAACTTACCATCTTCATTTGATGTAACAATGCTTACACAGAATATGCGTTCAAGAGATGATACTCAGCATAAGGCTCTTATTACAGCCCTTATTCAGAAATGTCCTATTATTAGAAAGAGAGCAGTAGAACTCTTGCATGAGAACTGCTATAGTTCTCCCCTTTATCTTGATAATGCGATTACACTTTCAAGAGAAACAGGTATGGTAATCTTAACCCCAACAAATTCAAATGACGATGGTCGTTGTAATCTATATAATCAGACACTTGCCGATAGGTTAAGAAAGGAGAATCCAGGTGGACCAATTGAAATTGGTAGAGCTATGCCTCTACATACATGGGCAACATTACCAACTTGGGTCAAGAATGTCTTACGTGATAAGGGTGGTCTTAAGATAGAAGAGGATAGTATCCTTTCTCAGAAGAGATTCGAAGTTCACCTATTCTTGTATCCAGGAGAGCCGATTATGCTAAGGAAGAATACCGATGAGTATAAGAATGGAGACAAGTGTGAATTTATAAGCCTGTCTCCAGATGGCTCTTATCTAACCGTTAGAAGGTATTCAGATAATGCTATTCTTAAGATTGCTAAATGTGACCTAACAAGTGAATTTGTCTCAAATATTGGATTCGAGGCATTTCCTATTATCAAAGATGCTGCAATGACAATTCATAAGGCACAGGGCTGCACTCTTGAAAGTGGTGTAATATTTGATCCTTACAAGCTATGTGCTTTCAAGAAACATGCTCCAAGAATGACATATGTTGCTCTTTCTAGAACCCGGTCATTAAAGAAGTTTGTGATGACAGAAAAAATGGAGGAAGATGCTATGACTAGTGCCGAGGCCCAGGCTGATATCATCCGCCTATGGGATCTTGAGTATATGACTAATTATCCCAGAATTACTCTTGAGGAACTAAATGCGGTATTCGCTTAGAACAGATGGATTCATGAGCTATACAAGAATCTTTTAAGATAAATGGGATATCACAGAATTCACATAGCCAAATTCTACTTGTTACGATTGGTAGAACCTTTTTTTCACGACACTCGCCCAAGAAATGATCTGACTTTCCGCAAAATTTACATGCATCACTTATACTTAGTAACTCCCTACTAATTGCATCTAATTGAATACTATCAAGGGTTATTTTGACATAAGAACCACCTCTGACTTTATCAATCCCATATTTAGCCATGTATTCCTTAGTAACCATATCTTCTTCAAATGGACTTTTACAAGACCTTAGTTCAACGAGGGATACTGGGGGAAATTTAGAAGTCCAAGCAGAACCTTTTCCAGTAGAATGCTGAATAAGCCTTAGATCTTCATATTCACTTCGCCCAATATAGAATCTTCCCCTTTCAAGTGCTAGAACATAAATCTTGCTTATAGACATTTAGGTGGTATAGCGATATGAAAAATACGATTCAACTTTTTAATAGGTATAAATTTGAACTTAAACTTCCAAATCCAAATAATACCATGGCGACAACTAATATTTATGTCCTTAAACTTCAAGGAGGTAAATATTATGTAGGAAAGAGTAATGATGTAATCGGTAGATATCAGCAACACATGAGTGGCCAAGGGTCTGCTTGGACAAAAAAGCACAAGCCAATGTCCCTAGTAGAATCAAGAGAGGGAGTAAGTCCACTAATGGAAGATATGGTAACTAAGGAGTATATGGCAAAATATGGAATTGATAATGTTCGTGGCGGTGCATATGTCACTGAAGAATTAGATGAAGTTCAACATTATTCATTAGAAAAAGAGCTCTGGGCTGCCAGTGATTGTTGCACTGAATGCGGTAGAAAGGGTCACTGGGCAAAGGATTGCTATGCTAAGGCCGATGTAAATGGCAATTCTTTAGAGGATGAAGAGGATGATGAAGAGGAAGATGAAGATGAATGGGGATGTGAATATTGTGACAGAACATTTACAACTGCATTTGGATGTGGAGTTCATGAGAAATCTTGTAAAGAAAAAAGTGTTAATAAGAAGCCTACTAAATCTGGGGCCTGTTACAGATGTGGTCGCACTGGCCATTATTCCCCAGATTGTTATGCTCAGAGCCACAAGGACGGCTATGATTTAGATTAATTTATAGAGAATTTTTGCTGGCTTTTTTCTAAAAAAGCCTTTTGCACGCTTTTTTTAAAAAAGCGTAGCGTAGGCATCAGGCATCTTACTCTGCTCATACACACTAGAGCCTGTCTCGATAAAGAATACTACACTTGAACCCTCTTCTAGAACCCTAGTAACCTTAGCGAAGACATAGTCGCCAAGATGAAGAGGTAGAACATAGTGCTTAATATACTTACCGATGTATGCATCGTAGCTAGGGTAGTTAGCGCCCTCAAAAGCCGGCACATACTTATGATCCATGGATATACGTTATTCAGGGACCATGACGAGGTCAATTTTTAATCAAGGGGTAATATAGAGATAATGAGTGATTTTAATAAAATGCAACATGAAAGACTGATGAGTTTAGGTAGACGACCTGGAGTGCCGCGATCACCTGCTGTACCATCTGTAGTTCCACCATCTGTAGTTCCACCATCTGTAGTTCCACCGTCTGTTGCAACTGCACCACCTGCTACGCAAGGTGGCAAGAGAAAGACCCGGCGTAGAAAGAACAAGAAATCGTTAAAGAGGCGCCAATAATTATTTAAGTTTTACCAATTCCTTCTTAAAATCCCTCAGCCAGACTAAGACATTATCCTTATTCTCATATAAATTGTATCCCGCGTAGATTGAAGGAACGAAAAAAATTATAGGCAAATGCGTATAACGTTCATTCTGCACTGCAAAACACAGTCCTGCTCCAAGTAATACATTACGAATTGACCCAAGGTGATAATTCGTAATGTATCGTATAGGATCCGCTAACTTCTGATATTGCATTAGATAAGACTATAAGGTGTGCTTTAACCGCTGGAATTTTAGAGGCGAAGTCATATAAAAAAGTCAGCAAAAATTGATATGATTTTTTCATATCTAGGTGTATAAAAAGCAATGAGGGACCATGAACACGCAGGATTCTCCTGGTATCCTTCAACCAAGCCTGGGATCTTTAATCCCTATAATGTATCAGACCGTATTTCAAGGAAAACATGGTATGATAATATAACATATCGTGATATGGCTAGAGAAGATCTTAGGAATCTGGCTCGAGTAAAAGTAATCATTACACCTCTCTGTGGTCCTCATAATCTATTTACGCGCCTTAGCTGCCCAAAATGCAATGAGCGCTAGAATAGAAATAGCCGCAACAGATAATGACATCATTTTTTGCGTAGGATGCCTATAATCTTCAAAGCCCTGGCTAGATCCTTGCCTTCTAGTAGAGGCCTTAGCTGCAGCTGCGCTTGAAGCACGAGCCGCAGGACAAAATGCCGGTTCAACCATGGTCGCACTCGGCGGTGTTGCCTTTACATCCTTAATACACCCATTCTCCCCATGAGTCTTAGGAGCCTTATCCCATTCATCATATGCAAGCTGTATAGGATCACTGCGAGCATACTGCTCATCATTAGTTTCACCTGGCCTAGGATTTCCAGTAACAGCTCTATCCTGAATCCATCGCTCCTGGTAATTTCCATCAGGCTCTTGTATCAGACCAACTGGATCAACCAAAAGAACACCGTCCACATTATAAACATTTCCATCAAAATCACCCACCTTTTTCTTAACTAGACGACACTGAGGATAGCCACTACCCACTACCGCATTAATCACTGGAAAAGGATTTAGCGCCGCCTGAGCATCTTCCAAGATACCTGGGGCCATACCACGAAGTTGAGGAAGACCAACACCGCGCATTGCATTCTTAATCTTCTCCCCTAGAGCACCACCTGTTGGAATTGTCTGAACATATTCCCACATCGTTGCCCCATTACTGCAGGTCAGCCCCGAATTCACAAAATAATTGACACCTAGAGGTTTCAGACCAGGCATGCCTCGTGTGAAGTTACTCGACGCCTCACCAAAGCCTACCATATCACCATAGTAAACAATTCCCTTCACTGCTCCTAAGACATCATTCAAGTCGCCACCGCGCTTAACGCCAATGGACGCAGGTGGTAACATTTCATCTGCAGGATTATATTGCGGTCCTAGGAATCCTGGACCGGAAGCCTCGGTAACAGGCAAGACATTTGCTCGCCCATCATTTCCCATTTTTATTCCTGAAGCCCCACTCATCTTGATTTTGCAGATGAAATTAAATACCAAATATTCTATCAAAATACCCTGCTATCAATTAAACTCTAACACTATATATAATATCACTAAATGTTTTTTTAATCAGGGGTTCTCGTAACACAAGTTTTATAGTGCTAATCACATCAGGGCGTTCATTTATAAAATTCTTCAGACTAGTTTTCATACTATCGACAACCTTTGGATCGACTGCTGGAACATTCTTATGTGCCTTAGTAATATTTGCGTGCGTTTCATCAGATACAGGTGGGGGATTTGCAAATGCATCATATCTTACTTTAAGAAGATACATGCCAATTGTAAGCACTAGGATCCCTAGTAGAATATGCTGTAATCTAATATCCATCTATTTATCTAAAGGAAATAAGATACACCTATACAGATGGCTCTAACAGTTGCAATTCCCACTATGGACCGTTGGTCGTTCTTACAAGACCAGGTGCCCAAATATCTTGCCGATCCAAATGTGGCTTATGTGGTAATCAGCGATGAAAATGGTAAAGACATTAATGTGATGTGCGAGCTTGAACTAGATAGCAATGTGAAGCTGAGACTTTATCAGAATAACGCACAGCTAGGGGTCTATGGAAATAAGAGACAATGTTTTCTCAAGGCCCCATCACCCTGGGTGGCCGTCTTAGACAGTGATAATAAGTTTGAGCCCGAGTTTTTTCAGGCTTTCTTAAAATGCAAGGAGCGGGACGGGGCAGCGGCAGCAAAGACAATTTACTGTGCCGGCGATATTATTTATCTAGACCTAGCAACTGGCGCAACTGAAGACAAGACCCGCCAATTTAGTGGAATGCGAATTAACCGTGAGAATTGGAATAAGGTTCTCACGATGAAAGGGTGGAATTTTCTTCTGAATGATGGAAATTGTATTTGGCCGCGCGACGTAATCAAGCACTTCCCTGACCTGCCTGAGGAGCAGATTGTCGGAACGGACAGTATTTTCTTTATGAGACAGGCAATCCAGGCTGGTTACACTTTGTCTGTAGAGCCCACAATGCACTATGTGCATACAGTTCACGATGGATCTCATTGGCTCCAGAATGCGGCGGTTTCAAGCCGACTTATGGGTATGCGTATTTGGACAGTATAAGTCTGTAAAAAATTGAAGGATTTATAGATTCTTACTATCGTAACAATGAGTCTAAATATAGTCTTAAGCTTTACTGCTTTTAGCGGCCTTATACTCTTTATTGTAGGAATGTTTATTATACCCTCTATTGGGGGTGCATCTACAAGAGTATCTACCTACTCACTTCCTCCGAAACCTTCTGCCACAGCTTCACCATACGTGAACTCTATATCTTCGCCTATGCCTACACCTATGCCTATGGCTACACCTTTACCTATAAGTGCGCTAATTGAAATTCCACCACCAGATAACATGAAAATAATTACAAGTTCTGATGGATTCAAATTAATACTAGTGGGTGCAGGAATATTTGTAGTGAGCATGCTTATTCGAATTTGTTACAGAAAAGATGAAGATAAGATTTCCTCACGTAGAATTGTCCCGTATCAGGCCCTAGTGCTTAATGATGTGATTGTAAAACCTGCAGTTCCTCTTGCTGTCCCAGCTGCTGCTGCGATTATACATGAACTTAAGCTACAAGTGCATCCACCACAACCTATGCAACAGTTCCAACCTAGGCCACCATATCCCCCTCGGGCCCCCGTCTTACAGAGAACATTCAAATATCCTCCACCCTACGATGCCTTCAATAAAAAATGAAGGCATCGTATTTTTTACTAGGGGCATGCGACAGAAACCATTCAATGAGCTACTCCTCTGGAAGGGCCAGATTCAGCAACATCAGAAGGCCTCAAAGCTAATGCCACCTATGATTCTTCCAAAGATTAATTCACTAACTGGTCACTATGTTCCAGAGAGGCCCACGATACACGAGGAGCTACTCTATCGTTATTCGATCTACAGTGCAGAGTATTGGCAAGGCGTCAGAGAGAGACAGCACCTATATCGCCTTACTAACCAACTTTCTTTACCATCACCACCGTCTTATTCGTAATTGGCAACACACGTTTCTCGCCAAAATCACTGACTGGCTCAAATGTGTTTAGTTCTACTTTTGGATCAGCAATAGCCTCCTCCTTTGATGGCATCAAGGATCCAATGGATTCAATCAGGGCAACAGCGAGGTCACGGCGTCCTAGGATTTCACAGAGCATTAGGGCCGTATTTATTGCAAGCATGGTCTGAGAAGTGCATGTCTGCACTAAGATACACTGGCCTTCCTGCAGGGACTTTTCTCCATTTGCCGACGGAACTGTTCTGGAAATCCACATGCGGTGTATGGTTCCACCATACTCAGGCATCCGCGCCAGGATGCGCGCACAGCAATCTAGGAACTGGCTAACTTCTCGCTGATTCGTAATCAGCTTCCATTTTTCCTGGAGCAAAAAGACATGCTGCTCACCTGTAGGCTTCTGCACTTGAATCATATGATCAACGCCATTCAGACTAGGTTCCTTGAAATGCTCTCGGATTTCCTGTTCGCCGCGAATGAGGAAGGTCCATCCAGGCTCTAGATTTCCTTTGATTTTCTCCAGAACATAGCCAATGCGGCGTTCAAAGGCGAAGCCTGTTGCTGAAGCTGTGGCTATAGCTGTGGCTGTGGCTATAGGCTCAGTCATTTACTATTAATCCATTTAATATTTTTAAACCTGAAGTAGAATGAAACTAGATTATATGTCTTATTTTTATATTACAATGATTTCGGTGGCCTTTATAATATTATTTACAAGTAAAACCTTTGACACTACGATTATAAAAGGTAATGAGGTAGTTATAGGTATTATTGCAGTTATTTGTATTTTTTTAGTTATTGTTCCTCGTGTCATGTATACATTCACCAAAAATTGAACTTGAGAGGCCTAAAAAGTTTAGCATGAACACCTACCTCGAATCCGCCTGGGCCGAAAATCACCAGGTCCCCGAAAAAGGTGTAGCCTCCTGTCCCACGTGCGAATCCAAGTTTGAAG